CCCTCGTGCTGATGCACGCATGCCATTATCCGCATGTACACGCACTTGCACGTGGCCACCAAGTGCATCACCCCCCGATCGGAGAGATGCGACATGATCAGGAGCAGGCAGGTGTCGGGAGTGTGGCAGAGCAGCCTGGCCGGCCCCGGCGCGTCGTGCGGGGGGGCGCTCGCTGCCGCGGACATGGTACCTTCGAGGCCGCCCGCTAGGGACCACGGGAGTCAGTGTGATACAGCTGCATTTGTGCACAATTATATTTGGTCGCAATATACAATGCCGAAGGCCACTGAATGCACAGGCGTGTTTTTCCGTGCCCCGCGGGCGGAGCGGCGCTCCGGGCGCCCCCGCGGATCGTCGACTCAATCTCAGACCGAGGACCATGTGCAAGCGCCCGGCCGAGTCCGCGCTCCCGAGCGGCCCGCGCAAGCGCACGCTGCGCGAGTGGCCGCCGTTCGTGGCGGCCCGCGAGGCCAAGCGCCGGCGGGACGCGGGCGGGCGGCTGGGGGGCGCCAAGCGGCGCAAGCTGGTGCGCCCCGTGCGCAACCCCCTCGCGCGGTGCGGGCCGGGGCCCGAGCCCGACGGGGGGCCCGAGCCCGGAGGGGGGGCCGGAGGGGGGCCCGAGCCCGGGTTGAGTGAGGCCGTGTGTCCACCGTGTGCCCCCGAGCCCGCGGCGCCGGCGCGGCGGCGAAAGAACCTTCACGCCTGCGACGGCCGCGGCGGCTGTCCCGTCGGTGTCGGGTGCAAGGCGGTATTTACTGCGCTCTTCAACCTCCGCCAGCACAAGCACCAGAACAGCCGCACGTGCGGCGTGTGCGGCAAGGCCTACACCAAGGCGAATCACTTCTACACGCACTTCCGCAAGGCCCACCCGCAGCGGCTCGACGCGCAGGGCGGCTGCGCGGCGCACGGCGTGCCGGCCAAGCGTGCTTCGCCCCAGACGTTCCCCGAGGACCCGTGGAAGGCGCGCCTCGATGCCGTCGACGCCCGCCACAACCTGCCGCGGGGTACGACGTGGGCGGCGATGACAAAGGGCGGTGGGTACGCTAAGCTCGTGCAGACTGTCTTCAACTGTGCACTGGGTGACATGAGAATCCCGAAGTTGTCGGCCCCACAGCGCGCCTACGCCGCGCGGCTCCGGACCGATCCTGTGCGCAGGCACGCCCTCGCGCAGCAGATCCTGGAGTACGTGATCGAGCGCGAGCTGCTGTGGCCCGACGCGACCGACGACCTGGGCGGCTTCATATATTCCGGCCTCAAGCTCCGCGCCCACGCCGGCCTCTGGGGGCTCTCGCTCGACCGCCGCGACAACGGCGAGCCGCACTTTGCCGTGCCGTGTGAAGCCTGGGAGCCGCGGCTCGTCGAGGGCTACGGGGGCTCCGCTGCTGCGCGGGGTTCGCAGGCCATTGTCTCTGCCTACCGCGCCGCGCCGCCGCCCGCCATCGGCCCGGGGACCAACCTGCGCGCGGTCGCGGCGGGCATGAACACGCAAAGCAATCCCGGTGACCACTGGGACGACGCGACGTGCGCGCGGCTGCGCGCCGAGCTGGCGCAGACCGTGACGGAGGCCATGGTCCAACGCACGATCGCGGCCGAGGCGATGACCTACGACGGACGCAAAAACAATGTGCTGTACGAGTCGACCGCGGCGGCGTTTCGAGACCCCAACGCGAAAGCGGACTTTGGCACCGTCGCCGCGATGTTCCTGTACACCAAGGAGCTGCTCTCGAACCAAGGGGCCCGGTGCGCGGTCTCGGACATCCGGCTGCGCGGGTTTTCCGGCCCCGCCGAGGAGCGCGTCTTCCGCATGTCGGTCGACGCCATCGACCCGCTCCAGGGCCACGTGCGCGGCAACCTGCGCCTGATCTGCCAGTTCCTGCAGGCGGGCGCGGGTGACAAGAAGAAGAAAACGGAAGATGTCCGGGACGGGCCGTCGCAGTGGACGCCCGCGCTGTTTCGCGAGTACGTGGGTGTGAATGCACGGGAAGAATCATATGTGTTTTTTCGCCCCGCGCTCCGCCCGTGCACACAGAGCCGCGCCCGCGCACAGAGCCGCGCCCGTGCACAGAGCCGCGCCCGTGCACAGAGCCGCGCCCGCGCACAGAGCCCGCGAGCGAGACCATGGGCCGCCCCCTGACCGCGGTCGTCCGCGCCGGCCCCTTGACAGTACCCCTGGCCAACGCCATCCGGCGCACGCTGCTCACGGACGTCGCCACCGTCTCCGCGGCCAAGGTCACCTTCTCGTGCAACGAGAGCGTCATGTCCGACAAGCAGCTCGCGCACCGGATCGGTATGCTCGTCTACGAGGCCGAGGCGGACGAGGTCTTTGAGCTCGACGCGACGGGGCCCGAGTGCGGCTACAGCTTTGTCACCGCCGCGAGCCTGCGCGCCAAGGGGGGCGGGCGGGTGGTCACGGATGCGGTGCCGCTCGTGATGCTGCGCGCGGGCGCACGGCTGCGCTGCACGGTGACGATGCGCCGCGGGACGGGCGGCGAGGACGCGCGCTTCAGCCCCGTGGAGGTGGTCGAGTTCCGCCCCGCGGAGGGAGCGGTGTCGCTGACCCTCCACCCGACGGGGGCGATGGGGTCCAGCGAGGCCCTGGCTGCCTCGCGCGCCGCACTCCTCTCCCGGATCCGCTCGGTGCGAGAGGAGGCGGCGGGGCTGTAGAAAATTGTGGTCGTGGGGGGAAACGATGGCCGACGACAACCCGTACACGGAGTATGCCCATGCCGTCATGGCACGGATATCGACCGTGCGAGAACCGTTCACACGGTATAGCGAGTGGCATGCCCTGGGCATCAAGCGTGTGTCGCTCGCGACCCACCTCCACCCGGATGACCTCGGGCGCATCGCCATCGAGCTCTCCCAGGCCACCAGCGAGACTTTCGCGACAACGAACGAGCTGATCGCGGAGGCCGAGCAAAAATTAGAGCCGGGGGATCCCATTGAGCTCGGGGTGGCCGTCACGATCGTGCGCAGACTGGCCGAGGCGTCGCGAACGTGGCTCGAGGAGCTAGAGGCGTACAAGCAGGCTTTGTTTACAATTATCGACAGCAACAGGATGTACCATGCAATCCCTTGTGCGCAGCACTCCGTGGTCTGCGTCATGATGGCCCTCCAAGCGATGGTGCTCTCCAAGGCTAGAGTAGTTATCACCCCGTGCGGCGCAACGCACGCAGACTTGAGAAGGCCGTATGGCTAGACCCGCCATTCGCACGGCGCGCGGGCCGCCTAGGGGATGGCCTCGAAGAAGCAGTAGAGGGGGTCGGAATCGAGCGCGGTGCCGCCCGGCGCTTCGCCACCCTTCGCGACCGAACTCTTTTTGCGCCGCTCTTTCTGTGGGGTTTCCGACGCCTCCGTGTCCGCGACCTCGCCGCCACTCGCCGTGCTCTCGCCCTCGTCCTCCGAGTCTGTCCCCTGGGCCATCGCATCCATCTCATATACAAAGTCCCGCATCTTCTCGCTCGGCTTTGCTCGGTGCGCGCCCTTGGCACCGAAGAACACCTTGATTGCCCATGCGAGCAGCGCCAGAGCCCCGGCAATCACAGTGATCCGCACAACGGACTTGAAATGCGACTGCAGCGTCTGCCCGTGGTCCGGCGTCGGGATCACCCCCTGCTCGATATCGCCCCGCACGCCGCCGCCACCCTGGAGTGGGGGGGCCGGCGTCGCCATGGAACCGACGCCCGGCGGCACGCCGGCCGGGGGCCCAAACATACCCTCGGGGGCCGCGGACTCGAACATCGAGGCGCCTCCCCCCGCCGGCGGCGGGTGTGCCAACTCCTGGAGCTGTCGCAGTGCTCCCCCGCTCATGGTCACTCGCTTTGATCACTGCGAGACACTCGTGGCCCCCGTGCATGAACGCGGCTATCACTCTAGAAAAAAACATACCTGATAGTCAAAGCACCGCGGGGATGAACGGCCGCTCGCTCAATCCGTGTCGCACTGTGCCCCGGCCGCGGGGGCGGCTGGTGGTCACGAGCGCCCGCCCTGCAGTAGCTTCGCCGCGACCGGCGACCGCCGCACGGCGACCAACGTTCAGCGCTGGGCAGCGACGAGCGTTCCACCGGCTGTGGACAAAGCTCCACGTCGCCGCGGTGGCGTACGACCGCGGGATCATCGACCACGCCCAGTATCGGGATATCGTGGAGCAGGTGCACATGGCCATCCCGTGCTCCAAGTGCTCGACCGCGTTTGCGGCGGAAAAGTCGCAGCTGCTCGCAGCGGAGCCCGGGGGCGCCTCGGGCGCTGCGTACCGCGTCCACGACGCCGCATCGAAGCGGGCAGACCCGTCGCACGTCTCCCCCGCACCGCGGGTCGTCGATGCGACCGCAAGTCGCGAGCTCGGTGTGCTCGTCTTCACGGCACTTCGGCGCAGCGGGTGACCGCGGCGCCCGTGCCCCCGACCACGTCGAGAATCTTGAGAAGCCCGGAGCACATGAGGTAGCACGCGCCGTGCTGCTCGATATGCTCCCGCGAACCGGCAAACTCAATCTCGACGAGGTACTGGGGCTCGCCCTCGCTCGAGCGCTGGAGCGCCTCGGCCGCAGTGCGCGAAGGCGCGTCCCACCGCATGGTGACGTCGTAGCGCCATGGGCCGTAGTGCGCCGTGGTGCGACTCGCCAGTGCGACGTGGTCCGGCTTCACAAACTCTGGTACCTCGTCGGGTGGTACCGGGCACTCGGTGCTGCGGTCGCAGCGCACGTTCCACGGTCCGCACGCAAGCTCGATACGCTCAGTCAGCTCCTTGCACACTGTGGCGGTGCTCATCGTGCACTTGTCCGAGTCGTACGACACCCGGGTGCGGACGTGCCTGCCGTCCTCGAGGGTGTAATAGTAGTCAGTGTGCTCGCGCCACTCGCTGAAGCACAGGGTTGCGTCCACTGAGCTGGTCAGCGACCCGCACCGCTGCAGGAAGTCGTCGGTCGCGGCGAACCCCACGTCGGTGCTGAAGCGCCCGCCACGGCGGGTGCCGAGGCGAAACTCCAGCTCCGCATTCTCGGGCGCCTCGCCGTGGCGCCGCAGCACCCCCGCGAGCTGCAACACCGCATCGCACAGCCGTGGGTGGTTGGCCTCGAGCCACTGCGGGGGGTGCTCGGGCTCGGCCATGTGCCGGTCGCCCGGTTTCGCTCCCTCCCCCGGTCGCTATGGCTGCGCCTCGGTGCACACAGGTGAAAAAACACTACGTTACATTCCACACACACGGCTCGCAGCCCTATCCTCTAGCCCCTACGCACAGTATGATCGTCCCTGCCCCCGCTCTCCAGCTCCCACCCCTTGTACAGGAACCATCGGCACGCACTTCGATGTGTGATCGTCCCCCGTGTCCCCGTGTCCTCCAAAGTATACACCACACTGTTATGGTGACGTGTGAATGCCATATTCATGGTGACCACCGAGCCCACGATCCGCCCCGGTAGCAGGGCGTCGACACGGAGGTACCGGCGCGGTGCAGGGCGCCGCCCGCGCCCGCGGGGGCATGGTAGCCTGACCAGTATAGAGTTCACGTGCACATCGAGCAACGGCCACGTGGAAGGTGATAAATCGACGAGGAGGTACGGGCGTGCAAACAGCCGCAGCTGTTTTGTGCACATCGCGTGCCAGATACTGTCCAGTGCATCGCGTGGCAGTGCGAGCCAGTGGCCGACGAGCGTCATCACACGCTGCTGCTGGCGGATAGTGAGGTCCTTCAGGGGGCGCCCCAGGGCCAGCGTAGCCGCAATGCTCGTATTGGTCGGCCAGAGACACGGAGGTGCCATCGCGAGGCTGCGTGCTCCTGCGGCTGTCAGCATGCCATCTTCCGGTTTATGTGGCAAAAAGTCGGTCGCAATTAATAACTACGACCAAAAAAAGATCCTGCACATTGTCGCCGAGACGCAGACCCAGAACACAAGCACCATGGGGCACGAGTGGCACGAGCTCAGTACAACGGGGCTGGTGCCCAAGTGCACGCTGCCGCGGCGCCGCGTCGAGCCTCGCAGCGATGTCGACGACTTCATGCGCGAGCTGTACTACGAGTGGCACTGGCACCACCGCGCCCCCGCGGTGCCGCGCAGGGGCCGACGAGTGCGCTCCCGGGCACGGCAGAACAGTGGGGAGGAGAGGGGCGAGGCGCTCGATTCGGAGCTCGTGGACAGGCTCGCGGCACTGGCGGCTTTTGAGCGGCTCGCGCATGCGGAGCCGGGCACACACGCAGAGGTGACGGTGACGAGCATCGCCGAGAGGGCGGAGGCGGCCTCCGTGCTCGCCGCCTCCGCCCCGACATCGGTGACGGTACCGTCGTTCATGCACGAGCTAGTGCTCACGGAAAAGTGCTGCGATGTGGCGGTGGCGCTGCGACTGCACGCGATCAAGTGGAGTGTGGTGGCACTGCTAAAGTCGTCACCGAGGATGGTGGACCCGCGGAAGCTCCGAGCTGTGGCCGGGGCGCTGCCGCAGGCCGCGGGGCTCACCCCATACAGCGACGAGACGCAGATGGAGGCGGCGAAAATCGCGACGACGTGCATCGGGTGCACGGAGGCGCACGAAATCTTCGAGCTGCACGGTGCGGGGTGGTCGACGACGAACCGCAGGCTGTGGAAGGCGATGACGGCGGACGGCGCATTCCGGTGCCCGCGGTGCAGTCGCGGGCGGGTCGTTAGCATGCTGTAGTTTGACAATTCATATAAAGGTATTCCTGGGCCCCAATTCGTGCGGCGTTTCGCGCTGCGAGCGATGTGGCGGGGGTGTCGCGTGTGACTGTTCGAATAACAATTCTGAACCTGTCGAATCGCGCCGTGAACTGCGAAAGAGGGCACCGCCGAGTAGACCCTCGCCTGAGCCTCGCCTTTGACCCTGGGGTCCAGGAAAATCGGTGTCGGCGGCTGTGATCGTACTATACGCACTACTATCACCCGAAATTGACAATCGTCGCGCCCCCGCATCCAACACTGCAGCATCGAGGGTAGGAGAACTTACAAACCGAGACAACGCACGGTCATCGTCCTGTCTGCCCGCTTCCGCCGTGTTCTCCTCCTGGAACACTTGACCGAATCGCTGCCCCGCGGCTCTGACTCTATCGATCCTCGAGGCATTGAGGTCAAGACCACTTTCACCAGTGAACGCCCTATGACCGCCCTTCCCGATCTTCCACGTGGTCTTGAGGACGTCCACGGGCAGCTGATGTATCTTGAGTCTGTACAAGCCCCCCGCGACACCCAGGTCCATGAACGATGTCAACCCCCGGTTGTTTTCCCACATTCGATGGTGGAAGGCCCCGATACCATCGGCGAGATCTGCGGCAGCATCGGCTATCGAGTCGCCCACCTCGTCCGCCTCCTGAGCCCCCCGGTCCCAGTACTCGGATCCGAGGATCTTCTCGGAGCACGAGCCGCCGTTCACTTTCTTGCAGATCGCCTCGAACTGGTCTTTAGGGCACGCCATGGCCGCCATCCCGAGCAGGCTCGAGTCGTTCGGGCCGTAGAGGTCCGCATTGCACGCCGCCTTGCACTGGTTACCGGAGAGGCTCGGGGCCACCTTGCGCCACCGTGTGCTGTCGCACTGGAGCCCCGCCGGGGCGCTGCACGTGTACGACACACCGTCTGAAAGCAGCGTCGGGAGGTTGGTGATCGCACACTCCCTGTGGTCGGGGCACAGAGCGGCCTCCGAGTCGCTGAGGCAGCCGACGCTCGTAGCCTGGGCCGACATTCGTTTTCCCTGTGCGATAGAATAAAGGTCATGGCATGCAACGACGTCGACTGCGCCCAGCAGCTGGCCGCGCAGAGGCGGCGCGGTGGCGAGTGTGCGGACTTTCGCGCCTCGCCATCCGACCGCCCGCTCGTCGCCCCGCCCGCGGGCGGGCTGGCGCCCCGCCCCGCCCCCGGGGAGTACCTCGCATACAACATGAGCGAGAGCATGCACCCCGTCGAGTGCATCAAGACGTGCCTCGAGTATGTCAACCCGTACACTCGCGGCGACGCGCGCCTCCCCCCCACCGCCGACCGCGGCCTCGGGCGGGTGCCCGAGAGCGACGGTGGGGTCACCGGCTACCGCGACAACCTCAACCCCGTGGGCCGCCCGCAGCATCTCGCGGCGCTGCGGACGGCCGTCCTCGCGGCGCTCGGCGAGAGCGAGTACGGCGACATGATCGACGCCGAGGCGATCGTCGTGAGCAACGAGGCGGACGTCGGCGAGCTGAGCTCGGACAACGCTCGCTCGCTCGGCCCGTGCCCCCTAGGGGCCATCCTCTCGAGCCGCCACGCCCTGTTTGCCGCGCCGGTGCGGATCGACGTCGCCCAGGCCCTCGGCGCGGTCGCGGCCGCATACCCGTGCTACGCCATGACTCGGACACGCGCGATCGGGCGGCTGCCGCTGCTCCCCGGGCCCGGCCTCAACATCCATGCGACGCTCGACCCCGCAGTCTCCGTGGCCCCTGCCACTCTCGGCTATGTGTTTGTCCGCATGCCCACGTGGCGGAAGTTTGCCGACGATGCGACCCTCCCGCGCGGGCCGAGCGTCGCCACCGGGTACGGCGACACCGCCGCACCGGTGACCGTCCCGCTTCCGAAGGGGACGGCGCCGCGACCGCTCGCGGTGGCGCCCGACCCGGCCGCGCGCATCGGCCCGGTCGACCGGGCGCTGCTGAGCCGCTCCGACGGTGTGTTCGTGCCCTACACGATCTGCACCGGCCCGCAACTCGACGCCGTGTACCGTGCATGGCAGCTGGAGGACATGAAGCCCGGTCCCGGGACACAACTGGCGACCCTGCACCTCTCGATGCTCGTGCGGTACCTATACCGCCCCCGGTACACGGCCAATGGCCTCCAGGCGGTCATCATGGAGCGCGACGCCGTGTTCGAGCAGGTGGCCGAGCTTCCTAACGACTCCCTGCTCAAGGACATGTGCGATGCGAACCCGGCCCTCGTCTCGCAGGCGTTCTGCAACTGTAGTGCGCCGGGATACCGCGCGGTCGTGGGCTCGGGGGTCGAGTCGGCACGGCGCCTCGTCGGCTCTGTGTACCTTGGGAGCTCCACCCGGGCGGTCCCGGGTTGCGACACCGTGTGCACCGGGTCGTTCGAGTCGGCATCCGGGCGGCCCCAGCTCAAGCTCGTCGAGCCGCGCGAGGGGCTCGACCAGTGCCCGCCGATCAACATATGCAATATACAGGTGAACGTCGCCAACACGAGCGCCGGGCAGGGCCTCTACGTCAACCCTTCGTGCGGGGGGGCCCAGGGGCAGATACACTCGTACATGCAGCAGAGGCAGTCGGGGGGGAGGACGGCCGTGCGCATGCAGCCGCCGGTCATGACAGGAGCCGCGATCGCGACCCTGGTTCTGGGGTGTGTATTAATAGCCTACTGGGTTCGCGGGCACAAAAACTCACCGGCCGGGCGGCCGTGAGCCGCCGTCGCAACCACGGCGCGATGGAGCCGCCGCTGCAGGCGCTGCTGGAGCGCGTGCCGTTCGGGTCGGAGCTTCGTGTGGGCCCGCCGCGACAAGGCGCCCCGCCGTGCCCGCACCGTGCGACCAGCGGTGCGGTGCAGCTGTACGTGCACCTCGCCGCTTGTCGACCGAGTGCACTGTGCGTGTGGCAGCAGCAGTTCTGCGCCGCCCGCGTGCGGCAGTGGCGAGGCATCGCGGCCGTGCGCACGGCCGCCGCGGCCAAGAAACATGCGATGCTCGTGTCGGGGGTCTACGACCGGCTAGCCACGATCGACTGTGCGCTATCCTATCTGAACGAGCACTACGAGGTGTTTGCGGAGACCCACACGGAGATGCTGCACCGCCTCGGGCCGGAGGCCCCGAGTGCGGAGCCGCAAATCGAGCAGCCGTGTGCTGTCCACTGGCTTCCAGTGATCCGGCGAGCGGCCGAGAGCGGAGCCCTGGAGCCCGTGGCCTCGTCCTTCCTCGAGTGGCACCGCTGCCAGGTCCACGGTGCCTTGGCCAGGGCGTCCGTCGTCACGCTGCTGTCGGCCGTCCCCGTCGTCACCACACCGGCCGTCGACCCTCTCCGCGCCGCCGCTGTCGCCACCGAGGGGGGGCGCATGGCGCTGCTCCGAGTTGGCTTCCACGAGTCGGTCGGTGCGTGCAACCCGAGTGTCGACCCCGCCGCGGCCGTGTACTTCCTCGCGGAGACGGGCGAGGCGCGCCTCCGCTGCCCCGCCACTGATTCGGCGGTGTACTACGAGGCGCTGTGCTCGGCGGTCACGCAGAACCGACGCCCGGCCACCACGCTGGTCCTCCGGGTACTGGACGGTCGTACAGATGTATTCCTGGGGGTGGCCTCGCCCCCCCCGGCCGGGGAGAGCGTGGGGCTCGTGACGTTCCTCGTGCCGTTCACGGCATGCCCCCCGCCGACGTTCCGCCGCACGCTGACGTGGGAGGGGGTGCTCAAGAACGGCGGCCTGTGGCGCTGGGTCGTCGCCTCGATGGAGCTGCCGTCGTCCGGGATCCCGCTCGACCAGCGCGCACGATCGAAGGCGGGTCGCGAGGCCGCGCTGGTGCGCTTGCAAGAAATCCTGCGCGAGCACCGCGGCGCCGGTTTTGACGGCCCTGCGATGCACACGGTGGACGCACTTTCGTCGACCGCGGACACAGTGGCGGCGCACGCCGACAACCCGGGCAAGCGCTCGCGGTCCGCGCCGCTGTGCATCGAAACACTGGCCGAGGTTGACCCTCCCCGTCTCGACTCGGACACGCTCGCGCCGGTCGTGGCACTCATGCACGCGTGCGGCGCTGTGCTGGCGATGCGCCCCGATCCATGCACCCCGTGTGGGGAGTTGATCGACCAGATGGCGATCCACGCGGTGGGACCGGCGGAGGAGGGTGACCGTGCGGCGTTGCAAAAATAATGTATGTCCACTAAACAAATGGAAATGACAGTCCAGGAACTTTTCACGTACACTTTGTATATCATCGTCCTGCTGGCGGCGGCGGTCGCGGTCCACGTGGCCATCCCGACCGTGCCACTGCCCGCCGCTGCACTGCTAGTCCTCACCCCCGGGCTGAACGTCATCACTGTCATCGCGGCGCTGTACATGGCCTTTGTCGCACATCGCAAGTAAGTGCGCCTCACTGTAGGGGGCCGATCACGCCATCACCCCCCTGGACGTGACTCATGAGCTGTGCACCGTAAGCGCTCTTGTCCGAGATCCCGACTAGTCCGTGGTGCTTCCGTGCGTGCGCCGTGGTGGTCGCGGACGAGCACCCCGCGAGGACTTGCCGAACGCAATCGGGTGCGGCGTCGGGCATCAAGCGACAGAGGTCGTCCGCGGCGCGCTCGGCGACCGACTGGGTGACGTACATGCGTCGCTCCTCGGACATTTTTGTTGACACTATGACAAAATGAGCATGCGCTGTGCGATCGGCCTCGTTCTCCCCGCGCTCGGCGCCGCCCATGCCCCGGTCTTTGACCACGGTACGAGCACTGCCCCGCTGTACCTGGGCGATGCGACCGCGGACTCGTGGGCAATATGCATCGACACCTCGCGTCAGGTGGCCGCATACTACACCTTCCGCGCAACCGAGGCACGCGGTGGTGCGGACGGCGACTTCTGGATGGGGCTGTACACACCCGGATGCGCCCGGGGTAATCAGTTGTCGCGGTGCGCCGACGCGACGGCGAGCTTCACCGTCGCCGTCTGGGGGCTGGCGGCGTCTCACTGTGCACCGTGGACAGGGTGGGGGGAGACGCCACTGCGCCCGCAACAAAATGTGACCGGGGCGGCGCCCGGTGGTCCGGACCTAGCCTCGGCCACGGTCTTTGTCTCCGCCCGTGCGGAGCGTGTCGAGGAGCCCGTCTACGAGCCGTTCACACCAACCGTCTTCACGCCGCGGGGCTCCTGTGTCGCTCAGTACCCCGCCTCGGCAGCCAACCTGACGCTCGGCGTGTGGTCCGCGAACGGGACGGGGGGGCACGCCTGTGTCGGGCTCGGGCGGGCGGAGCGAACGGTCTACAGTGCGACGAACGTGCTTCTGCCCTCGAGGTGGCGGTGGCAGATGTACCGCTGGGGCCGCTGGGGCATCGTTGATTTGATGTGGCCCGTGGTCTGCCTCCCCCCGCTCCTCCACCGACTCGGGGCGTGGCTCGGGCGCCCGGCGCCCGAGCGGTGGCTCGCACTCGTCGTTTCGGCGCAGGTGCTCACGGAGCTCATCCTCGTCAACTGGGCACTCCGCACCGCATCGCCCTCGGGGGCGTCGGGGCTGATCGCCCCCGTACTCCGGGTGATTCTGCCACTCTGCGCCATCGCGGCACTGTCGGAGAGTGCGAATCTGCGGGTTTCGGTCGCCGCGCTTTGCATGCTCGCGCTGCTGAACATGGCGTTCGTCGTCGGGCCTGTGGCAGTACTCGGATTGCGTCTACGCCGTGAGCGCAAACTGTAGCACCCGCGATGGCTCGCCGGCGCACTGGATCAGTGCGAGCGACGTCGTCAGCGCCCCGGTTGTGCGGTCGACCGTGCGGTGGTGCATGTATACGTTACCGCACGTGTCGCGACGCATGGGGTAGTACAGCATTGGCACGCCCTCGAGTTGTGCGATCGGCGAGCCCCTGGCCGCCTCGTCGAGATCCCCGGAGGATGGCATCGCGTGGACCGCGACCGGGGTCGTCTCCGCCACTGTGCAGTACACACCCACGGGCGCGACGCCCTCGTTGACAGTGTGCACTGGCGCGGGCTCGGGCTCGGGCGCGGGCGCGGGCGCGGGCGTGGGCTCGGGCCTGAGCTCGGGCTCGGGCTCGGGCTCGGACCTCGATCGCGACCGCATGCGCGGGTCCATGCTCAGGACGTTGTTGGGGGCGTATGGAACTGATGTCGTAAACCCCATGCCCGCATCACGGCCCAGGCCATTTTCGCCACTGCGGTTTCCTAGACTGCTCGATCGATATGCATGCATGGTCCGACGTGCTTTTGAGATTCAAAGGTGTATTTGATATACATTCACACGAACGCAACCCAGTCCGTACTTTCGATCACACACCCGAACCCTTCGCGCATGCTCCGCTCACAGTTTGCGTCGCGGTAGTTGCGGTGCCACACTTTTCCATCCTTGGAGAGTCGAAAGTGGTGCAGTGGGTTCGCCGCCCGCATGGCCCGGTCGACAAACTCGGCGGGCATCCGCGGGGCGCACGGGTACCGCAGTAGAGACATGCCATCCACAAACAGGTGGTTGGTATTGCCGAGGGCGGCACAGGGGGCGAAAAGAAACGGCGCAAGGTCGGAACTCTCACACTCGTCCTCGTCGTCGGTCGACATGCCGCCGCATGTGAACGGCTCCATGTGCATCGGATACCGCCCCCCGTCGCCATGCAGGTGGCCGGCCACCGCCAGTGTGCACCCCGCCCAGTGCAGCTGGCGGCGGAGCTGCGGGCACGCCCCCGCAGCGAAGCTGCTCGCCCCGCAGCCCTGCGCGGGGACGTGGCTCGCGACAATGTACCTCAGTGACGACGGCGAGCACCCGAGTGTATCGGCCAGGGTCCACCGATCCGGAATCGCGCCGACTACACGGCTGTAGATGAGCTTGTCTTCCGCATAGAAGGCGTTGTGTGTTTTCTGAAACCCTTGGCGGTAGCGCGGCGAAGCGAGCACCGATCCGTAGATGACCGTCGGCCTTGCTGTCTCTTGGCCCAGTACCAGGCCGCACTCCAGCAACAGCACCGCCTTGTGTGTTCTCCAGCGGTAGCGCGGTGGCAGCATCGACAGCAGCGTTTGCTGGATCGGTATCATCTGCTGCTCCGACAGCGCCCGTCCGCACCAGCCGGGCGACAGCAGCGGCGACCCCTCGCCGTACAGCCCGCGCAGCGCCTCGTACGCCTCGAGCTCGTGGTTGCCGTACACCACCAGCACTCGGTCCACACTTTCTTGTTCCGCCACCCTGTCAATCGCCGCGCCGTCCACCTCGTCCCCTAGCATCAGCACGACGTTCAGCTGGCTGCGCGCCCTCGGTGATGTGAACGGCAGCTCATCCAGGTGTCGCGGACGGAACTGTATCCCTGTCCTCTCCTCATCGTCGTTCCCACCGCGCCGCTCGCCCCACTGGTCGTCGCCGTACGGTACTACCTCGACACACTCGGCCTCCGCACCCTCGCGGCAGTGCTCTTCGAGGGCGTCGTCGTAGTGCGACGGCGCGACCGCAAACTGCATCCCAGCCCCCGTGTGCCCCTGGATACCGAGCATGTGTGGTTCGCTGCAGCAATTGGCTACATTATTTGGTCGCAGTTTGATGACGAGTGACACGCTTGACGATATCGCGACGGCAGCGGTCGACGGTGGCCACGGCGGCCGGGATGTCTACACCGGATGCCCGCTCGAGAGACGCATCGTCAGCGATGCTCCGTGCCGCATGCAGGTGGGCGGATGCCGTGCATATGTTCATCAGGGCAACGTGGGGTGACTTGCCCTTGACGGCCGCCCGTGCGGAGCGCTGGGCGTCGAGCACGAGCGCCGCGGCGACCGTGTCAGTGTGGGAGGTACCGTGCCGCAGTGCGCGGGAGAGTACCGATGCCAGGAGGACCGCCACCACGGGGGCGGCAACCGACACCATCTCTCGAGTGACCACGAGCTCAATGCGACCCTCGCCCATCGACACTTTGTCGTACAGCGGTGGTTTTTATTCACCCACGACCGCCCGGCTCAGCGCACGAGGCGGCACCGCGTGCATATGTACTGAGCCTGCGGCCCCCCTACCTCCCAATCGCGCTGCCACACATGGTCGCACGTGGTTCGAAGTATGTCGTTGCACTCTTTCAGTGCCTCTCGCTCGCTCGCCAGCTCCCTCATGAGCGTGGCAATGTGCTGCTGGTGCCCGTCGCGACGCTCGACGAGCTCGCACATGGAGGCGCTCATCTTGGAGGGGGTCCACACGGGGCCGCGGGGCCGCGGGGGGGGCCGTGCTCGTGGGAGTGCGGGCGGTGCAACATAAAACACGGTGTATTCGCACACATGCACTACTCGTCTAGAATATCTAGGAAATCGTCAATGTCGTCTCTCTGGGCATCGGGGGACCGCCTCGGACCGGAGGGGGCGCCGCGGGGAACCGCGCCCGCCTCGCGGGGACGCAGCCGCGGTCTCTGTGTGTACCACTCTCGCTGGTGCATCATCTGACCCGCCAGTACCGCATCTTGGAGGGGCTGAAATCCGTCGTCTGCATACACACCCGACTCGTGGTCCTGGGTGTAGGCGTCCGGCAACAGCACCGGTGCAATGAGCGTCTGGCATAGACTGGCGGTACAGCACAGCTCCCGGAATTGCTGCCACGGTCTGTTGTTGTATACGGACAGTGGGTTCATCTGGTTAAGGTCGCCATCGTCGTTCGTTTCGTCGAACTTCTTCTTGATCTGTGCGAGCCGTACCGTCTCGCGGTTGTAGTAGCTCGCCACCTCGTCACCGGGGATGTAGATAGTCATCGGAAGATCCTTGTAGGCCAGGCTCATAATGTCGCGCATGTGCCCGATACGCCGGCCAATTCCCTGAAGGGACGCCCTCCCCCCCAAATCATTCGGAATCAGTGGCAGTAGCTTGGCCATAAACTTCGGGATGTCACTCTTGTCAATGCGCCCGGCCTGCTGTAGCAAGGTGAGAACCGTCGGGAGCGGCAGGAAAACAGTGTGGGATGCCATGGGGAGCACGCAGTGTGGCTGTGCAGCCCTGACCGCCACTCTGGTCGTGTACCCTTTGCCCCTGTGTTGCAGTGCGGTCAGCATCGCAAACTCGCACGCCTGGGCCATGCCCGTGGCCTTGATTTCTTGGCGGAAACGCTGCCACGGCTTCTGGCCGTTGCTCTCGCGACTGGCACTCTTCGACCGCCGCACGCTGTCCATAACCACGCTCAACATCTCGTGTATATCCTCTATAGTGTAACCCCCCTGACCTAGCGACACGCTTTCGGAGTAGTCCGGGGGGGTCGACTCGTCGTCGCTTGCGGCAGAGGGCTTCCGAAACACCAGCACCAGGGTCTTTCGCGCTGCGATCGCGGTGTCGTCGAGGATTGCTTTGATATCTTCCTTGTTCACATTCCCTACCCGACGCCCCTGGATCGCCACGACTGTGCTGCCCTTCGGGATTCCATCGTGCTCGTCGGTGTAAACAGTGGCACGATTGTTTTCGATTGTCAGTTGTATCCCGAGGGCGTTATTTTTACCGCGCTCGATGCGGCGAGCGTACAATGAGGTGTCCCCGGGGCTCTCACCGTCGAGGGGAAAGGTGGCGAGAAATTGTGTGTACAATGATATCCCGCGGAGGGGTCGTACCCACATGTCGTCCGGCTCGAAGACCACTGGCTGGGCACAGCACGCGAGCAGGGTGCTAGCGCTGTTCAGTGACATGGGGATTTCGTCGCGGCCATATGGGTTGGTTGTGACGGATCCCGGGCCGTAGACCTGGACGACCAGTAGTCGGGTCTGCCCCGTGCCGTGATCGTTCATGCACCGCCGCACTGTCTGTACCATCGCCCTGTCGTACCGGGGCAGGGGGATGCCATTCTCGTCGATTGTACCGACATAGTCGCGGGTGATCAGCACAACCAGTCGGTCCCGCGACCTGGGACACCGGTCCAGGTGTGTCTTGAATACCACCTTGTCCAGTACGATGCGGATGTACTCGCGCAATGACTTTGAAGTCGATGTCTCGTCCCCGTACACCGCTGCCTCTTGGCAGTGCCGCCCGAATGTGTCCAGTGCAATCCGAATGTGCTGCTTCCAAGCGATGTGTCGGTCGTCCTCCTCGCCGTCGCCCGGGGCGACGTATCGTAAGATCATGGACTTGAGGTTTGATTGTGCCGATCCATCTTTCAGCATATTGACAACCTCGCTGGCCGTCCATCGCTTCGCCTTCTTTCGCGCCAACCGCTCTTCGGGGGGTATCTCGTCGCCCATAGCATCGTCGGCGTCCGCATCGTCGTCCGAAATGTCGTCGAAGGCGGCCTCCATGTCCTGCTCCAGATGGAATAGATCGCGCAGTCGGTGAAACTCGTCCATGTCCACATCTGCGCCCCTCGCACCGGCCTCGGCCTCGGTATCGGCCTCGGTATCGGCCTCGGCCCCGGCCCCGGCCTCGTCCTCCGACGAGCTCTCCGCTGTCCTCTCGCCCATGTCCAT